TCATCAGGTTTGTCTTGTTTGAACCAATCTACAATTTCGTCTGCACCATTGAACCCCGTTTTATAATTAGATGGGTCGGGGTCACCTAATCCCATCCTATTCATAAAATCATCCATACTACCCTCCTCAATGTCATGAGCAGCCTGCCTTCGTGCCTTGTTTAACCACTCTCTAGCAGTTGTATATGACTTAGCAATCTTTTCTGCCCAGATCATATCTTCTAGTTTTACTTCCTCCCTATTTGCAATCTTCTTACAGATGAACTCCAATCTTAGTCTATATTGAGTTGATAGCATACTTACTCTTCTGATAGATAATGTTCTAACTGATTAATTCTAGTAAACTCCAGGTACGCTAATTCTGAACGCACATGAAGAATATCTTTGATGTCATCCACAATAAACGTTGGATCTACGCCATCATTTAGATATTTATCTATCGATTCCTTGAGGTAGCGATATCTATGCCACTCAGGACTGTAAGGTTTGTAGTTCATGATATAAATTTGGATAGTAAAATTATTTAGACTCTTTGAGAGAATCCTTTAATTTTATCAAATTTGATAGTATTGTCAAATTTATCATGTAAATCTGTTTTATGAGAGATTACAAATATATTAGCATCTTTGATTACATATCTAATAATCTTAAGAAATTCTTCCGTTCCAAATCCATCAAGTGATGAATCAAACACTTCATCCATAATTAGTAAATTAGTGTTCACCGAATTCTTGAGACGTGCAACTTCTCTCCAAGTAAAGAGGAGTGCAAGGTCAATTCTCATTTTCTCACCTTCACTAAAGGAAGAATATGAGAAGTGTTCATGAATTGGTGATTCAACAGTTTCATTGAATTCCCCATCAAGTTTAAAATTGATGTAGAAATCCATCATTTGAAGATAACGATTTACTTGCTGATTAATAAACGGAAGATATTTCTTAATGATCTTCGTTTTTACGCCATCGTCCTTGAGTAAGGAATAAGCAAAATCGTAATGAACGATTTCTTGTTTTTTGTCTGAGAGGTCTTCTATTGTCTTTTGGAGATTTTCACGAAACTCTTCTAGTTTCTCATGTTCAGTATTTCGGTTTTGTAGGTTACTGGCAATAGTTTGAATTTCATGTTCAAGATCTCTGATTTGTCTCTGGTTGAGACTAATCCGAGTATTGTTTTGAGAAATGCCATGCGTTAACTTCGTAATCTCCTGAGATAGTGCAATAAACTGACGCTCTCTTTCTTGTTCAGACTTAATTGTTTTCTCAAGTTCTGCATAACCATCTTTAAGTTCCTTTGCCTTATTTTGAGCATCACTAATTCTATTTACACGAAACTCTTCTTCAATAGTCTGTGTGCATGTAGGGCATACCGTATTTTCAGTAAAAAACTTATGTTCTTTGGTAATTGTGCTTACTTTTTGAGAGAGTTTTCCCTTAAGATTATTAAGCTTTACTAACTTATCACCAGCACCAGTAACCTCCTCTTGCTCCTTAGTATATCGATGAATATCTTCTTCAAGGCCCGTATTATCCTTCATAAAAATAACAAGTTCTTCATCTAACTTGGCAATTTTTTCTTTGTTGGCATTTATGTTGGCATTACCACGATTCTCAAGTTCTTCAATAAAATTTTGTTGCATCTTCATCTTATCTTTGAGAGTATCTTTCTTCAACTCTAAAGATTTGACTTGATCTCTCCGAACACGAATTTGATCTTTAATAAGACCATTCATCGCAGAAAAAATACGAATATCAAGAAGGTCCTCAATTACCTCACGACGATTTGATGTCGTCAATTGCATAAAGGGAACAAAGGTACTGCTACCCAGAATTACGATTTGAGTAAAAGACTTATAGTTTACCTTGAGAATATTTTCTTCAAGAATACGTTGATTAGAACGATCATCTGCTTCCTTATGTAAGGGAACACCATTCACCTCAATATCAAAGACATTTGGTTTGATTCCACGACGGACCAAATAGTCTCTGTTGTTAACAGAAAATTCAATCTCAACCACACATTCTCTTTCATTAGTGGTATTCACTAACTGTGGTTTATTGATCTTACGAAAAGGTTTATTAAATAAAACAAACGTAAGTGCATCCAACATTGTGGACTTACCAGCACCATTTGTACCTATAATTAAGTTAGTATCATTTTTTTGGAAGTCAATTTTTGTCCATTGATTTCCGGTAGAAAGAAAGTTTTTCCACTTTATATTACTGAAGGTTATCATTCTTTGGAGGAATTACGATGTCGTCAGGTGTTATCACTGCATACTTATAATTATACATCTTACACGTCTTTATTGCAAGATCATCATCAACTTCCACAACGTTCATTTTTCTATTTTCTTGATCCTCTAACATCATCGCGTATCTTTCCGCATCATCTTCTTCCTCAAACAAAAATAGGACTTTGTGCCCATACTGGTCTTGAACAGCATAGGCACCATCATCTTTATGATCTTTGATTGTTAGAAGAAACATTACTCTACTTCGCAAGCTTGTCTATACAAATCCTGGAAGATACCTTTAATTACATTTTTATCAAATTCAAATTCTGATTCATCAATGTAACGATTTAGAATTGAAATTGTGTTTTCTTCTTCATCAATTTCAAATTCTTCACATTCATGAATATCAAAATTTTCCACAATCTTGAGTTCTTGAACTCCAATCGAATAAAGTTTATCAACAAACCTCTCGAAATCTTTAGGATTGGTTTTTTTACGGACAATAACCTTTACAATTTTATTTTCATATTGTGTGGCATTGAACAACTTATAGTTGGTATCTTCATAATATATGTTATGAAATAATTTATAAGGGTTATTGATAGAAGTTAGAGTAAGGTTTTCCGTATCAAATATATGAAATCCTCTAGTATCATTGACATCCGTCCAGTACATTTCGTAGGGGTTTCCAAGGTAAAATACCCGTCCATCATCCGATCGAGTGTGATAGTGACCGGAGAAGACATATTCGAACTTCTCAAATAGTTCGCTTGACAGACCATGCTCCATGATGATTTGTCTATTAACTCTAAATCCTTGGAGTTCAAGGTGCCCCATCGCGACCTTGCTAGTTGTCTTTTTAATAAGTTGATAAGATGCTTCTTCATTTCCCTGATTAATCCATGGCAAAAATAGAATATCCAATCCACCAACTTTGACTTCTGTAGGTTGACTATAAGTCTTGATATTTGAATAAGTTTGAAGAAGAAGTTCTGGTGAATTTACTTCGTTTGTATTCTTATAATATGTATCATGATTACCAATAATCATATGCACATCGTAATCTTTGAGATTATCAAAGACGACTCTCTTGGACCACTCAAGACTTTGATAATCAATTGACTTGCGACTATCAAACGCATCACCCATATGAATGACTGCCTCAACACCGTGCTCTTTTAGGGCAGGGAAGAAGACATTCCGATAGAAGAGTTCAAAGTAGTCATGGAGATACTTAGAACCCTTCCTGGCACCATAGTGAGTGTCTGTGATGATTGCTATTTTCATTTACGTTGATCAGGTGGCAGAAGATATTTGGGATCGTAACTAATTTCGTGATGTGGTTTCAAATCTGGATCAGGATTACTTTCTTCTCTTGATCGTTTTTTATTGATAACAATGAACTTATCATTTGCAAAAGTTCCTGCAATCTTGACTTCAATTTCTTGATCATCGTCCCAGATGGGTGTGCCATCTTTTTTTCTCATGTCTAGTGCTTCTTCTAGACGTGCAATAATGTCGTCAGTGATTTTCATCGATTACGATACTGGATTTGATCTTTGATGCTATTATACTCTGAACTGTGTCCAGAAAGCAAGCTATCATCAACCATCATAACCTCATCAAAACCTGTCTTCTCAATAATTTTAGTTTTAATATCTAATTGCTTTTTCTCTTTTTGAATACGTCTCAAAAAAGCATAATGAATAATTTGAGTAAAATATGCAAATGGATTTTTAGACTTTGCTGGATCAAAGTTATGAATATATTGAACACAATTTTCGATACCGTCAGAAATCATATCCTCACGGAACATGTAATTGACAAAGTTGGGTTTGTATGAAAGGTGTGTTGCGATCTTTAAAAAACATTCTCCCAAATAATTTGGAATTGGTGGTTTACCTTCCCACTGCTTACCCCTTTCCTGCTTTGGTAATTCTGTGAGATCTACACCATAAAGTTTTTTATA